AACTAAGATTTGCTAAACAAACTGCTATGAAGTTCATAAGTATGTTGACTAATCATGCATGGAATCAATTGCCTAGTTATCGTAAAGTTCAAAAGTATGCAGAAAAATTATCTGCAATACTTAATGAGTTTATGGATAAACCTAAACCAGAAGAAGTTAAAGCACCACCACCTGCACCAGAAACTGAAGGTGAAGAGGGTGAAGACGAAGAATCTGAAGGGGACGCAATTGAATCTGCTAGTACAGGTGATGCTGTTGAGCAGCTAGAAAGACGTATGCGTAAAGACCTTGTAGATAAAATGACATACAATAGTAGCAATGGCATAGGTGAATGGGGTGAAATGACTATACATGAACCGCCTTTGTCAGTGAACTTGAAAGGTAGATTGAAACAAGGTAGAGAATACAGGCCATCAGATTATGGTTACAATCCTAAATACATTAATAGATATTGTATCGACAAACAAATATTTAAACAAAAAATTAATGTAAAAGGTGGCACCATATTGATAGATGCATCAGGTTCTATGTCATTCAATGGTGATGACATACTGGAGGTAATGCAATTGTTACCTGCTGTAAACATAGCTATGTATAATGGCTGGGGTAACACAGGTACACTACGTATTATTGCTAAGAATGGTATGCGTGTAACAGAAGAACAACTAGATAACTGGTCTGGAGGTGGCAATGTAGTAGATGGTCCAGCATTACGTTGGTTATCTACAATGCCAGCACGTAGAATCTGGGTATCAGATATGCATGTCTTTGGTGTAGGTAGACACTCAAGTGGCTATAACTTATTACAAGAATGCTATCAATTATGTACACAAAATAAAATAATTAACCTCAAAGATATTGAGGAAGTAAAGGAACACGCACTTAAACTAAACCAAGTGCTATAGTGGTATGGAATACAGTAATGTCGAAAGACAGTTAGTGTTCCTTTCCACTAATTAAAGCTGTGTTTAGTAGTAGAATAGAGTGCAGGGAGAACCTGCAACAGGTGAGATAACCTCATGAATGTCAACAATCAACCCATAGTGAACACTACTACGCATACCTACGTCCCCTTGCTTCTCCAGCACTCCGCTTCTCACTTCGTCCTTGCCTAGAAAATACTGACGCCTCAAGCTAACCTTTCGGCATTGGCGTTCCTCGTAGCGTCACTCGGTGCTTTCCCTGCAAGGGTCCTTGAATACTTGAACTCTATCGTTATAATGAAACCTATGAAAGAGATTGAAACCCTGTTGACTGAAGCAGAAACAGGAAAGACTAGCCGTGTATTCGAAAGAATAACTGACGAAGCTAAGCCATTCTGGGATGGTATAGAGGAAAGGGTTATTGCTGGTAGACCTATTAAACCATACGTAGTACATAGAATATTGCGTGACGAATATGGTATTAAGATAAGTGAATCAGCAGTACGTAATCATTTCTTGAACCTTAAAGAACAGCATGGCAACTAATAAAGAAATAGAAAAATTATTAGCAGAAGCTGAGTCAACAAAGATACGTGAACTTAAAGCAGATAACCTTAGATTACTGCGTCAATTAGAGAAAGCTAAAAATAAAAAAGCTGACATGATAGACGCTGTATATGAGGCAGTTGCTACTAATCTCAGGACGTGGGATAAACCTAAGATACCTAAACCAAAGGTACATAAACGAAATAAAAATGAGGAGGTTGCAGTAGCAGTACTGTCTGATGTACAGCTAGCTAAAGTAACGCCTGATTATAACACACAGGTAGCTGAAGAACGTGTTATTGAATATGCAAATAAAATAGTTGAATTGACAAATGTTCAACGTTCTGCACATCCAGTAAACAAATGCGTAGTATTAGCTGCAGGTGACATTGTAGAAGGTGAACTAATATTCCCTGGTCAAACACATCTTATTGATGCATCGTTATATAACCAAGTAACAATTGATGGACCTAGAATATTGACAAAGTTCTTTGACATATTGTTAGCTAACTTTGCAGAAGTAGATGTACATTGGGTGATAGGTAATCATGGCAGCCTTGGAGGGCGTGCAAGGAAAGACTACCATCCAGATTCCAATGCAGATAGGATGCTAGGAAAGATAATGTCAATGACATATGAAAAAGAAAAACGTATGACATGGACAATACCTGATAGTACAGGTGATAACCATTGGTTCGATATTGCAGATGTCGGTGAAGGATGTAAGTTCTTTGTATGGCATGGAGATAATATCAGGGGACATTCAGGATTCCCATGGTATGGCTTTGGTAAGAAGCTACTAGGTTGGAAAGCATTGGCCAGCAGAGGTCTTATGCCAGACTTTGACTATGCAATAGCAGGACATTTCCATACACCTACAACTATGTACGTTAATGACGTAAGACTGTGGGTGAATGGCAGCACAGAAAGCTACAACACATACGCACTAGAACAACTAGCTAGTATGGGCAGACCGTGCCAGTGGTTACTCTTCGCTAAACCAGAGCATGGAGTAACTGCAGAATATTTGGTAAAACTTGGTAATCAATAAAGAATATATATATAATACAATTATGACAGATAGTATTGTCAAGTCTAAATGGACATTGATTGGTATAGAATACAGTGGACTAAGTAGTCGACCATACTTTATACTAAGAAACGAAAACGATGGTATTAAGATGATGCCTTTAGAAAGAGGTGTCACTAATCTTCGTAGTCTATTAGACTTAGAAGAAGAATAACTATCGCATACGTTTGTTCTAACCTTTGTATTACAAACGTATACGATATATAAAGAAAGGAATGTTATGGCAAATAACGTTGACTTGCTATCTCCATTTCCACAGGAGGTAGTTCGTAAAGCACCAGCAGGTAAGTTCGGTGATTATGTTCCACACGCACTGTATGTAGAGCGTTTGAGGGACAGTGGAGTTAAGTACACATGGCAATGTGAAGCTGTGTATGGTACATTCAACGGAGAGAAACGCATAGTAGGTGCTAAAGGTACTATTACCATAGAAGGTATGGGTAGCTATGATGGTTTCGGTGATGTTGATACGTTTAAGCTAGGCAATGCCAAGTTTAATGATGGTACTAACCTGAAAGATGCAGAGTCTGATGCATTCAAGCGTGCATGTATGCGCTTCGGTCTAGGTGTAGAACTGTGGTCTGGTTCTAAACAATCAGAAGAAGAGGCTACAGCAGTAGCACCTGATGGTTACACACAAGACATGGCTGATGCAGATGCAAAGGTAGAAGTTACCAAGGTAGATATGCGTAAGAAAGAAAACAAGCCTACTAAAGAAGACATACAACGCATGAATGACATCATGGATAGTATAGTTGCACAAGATGTAGAGGTAGATACACCTAAAGAGGACGCAAAAGAAGCACCCTTCTAATGCAGGACTTACAATTTATAGGTGAAACAATTGCAGCTATGACACAAAACGTAGCTAGTAAAGAAACCTTGAACAAAATAATTGGCACAGCCAATGAGTATGCTAAGACTATGAAGTTTCCAATGGATAAAGCTAAATGGTCTGACGAACAGTTAGATAAATACTTAAACATGATAGAGAAACTTGTTGATATGCCAGTAGAATATACTCAAGAGGACTTTGATAATATGTCCATAAGAGAGAAACTTTCTGCTGCAGGCATAGAAAGTACTGACATGACAGAAGGATTACAGACACCTACTGGAATTGTCGGAGAGGTAGTTGAAAACATGCAAAAACAAAATAAATACAGAGATGACCTTAAATGTCCATACTGTCAGCAAATGGTATATGACAATCGTAATAGTAAAAGGTCAGATAAAAGTCCAGACTTTACCTGTAGTACAAATGACCCACTAACTTGTGGTGGTCACACAGGTAAATGGCGGAAGTCATGGTGGCTGGACAACAGTGATATACCAGAGGAGTGGGGAATAAAATGATACCAGAGTATTTTAGAGGTAAAGAAATACCTAGGTTTATTAAAAGTAAAACACAGTTAGTTGCTTGGGCATTAACAGAGTTTATGAATGATGAACCAATAAGTAACTGGGAGTTTGTAGCAGAATTACACTGCCACAGATTTGGTGGAATAATACATAATCTTAGGCAGGAAGGTTATGAAATTACTACATTACCTAGTAAAAAACGTGGGTTAGTACATTACTTTTGTACTAAATTACCTGCAACAACTGCTGCCATTAGCTAATGATAGAAGTATTTGTTGGTTGTTTAGTGCCACTGTTACTTACAACTGACAATATATCTGAGTTCAAGGACTGTTACGACACTGCTAACAAAGTAGAGTACGTGCTGGAACATACAGAACTTGTACAAAGATATTTTAAGTAGGAAGACATCTTGCGTGCTTTAGGTATTATATACTGCGAAAGCTCAGGTAAAGCTGAAGCAGTCGGTAATAATACTAACGGTACACAAGATGTTGGACTCTGGCAGTTTAATGATGATACCTGGGCATGGTTAACACCTAAGCTAGATATACTAGAAGATAGAACTAACACAGAAACAAGTACAGCAGTCGCTGCCTGGTTAGTTTATAATGATGGTTGGCATCATTGGAATAGTAGTAAACATTGTTGGAAAGGAACTAATAATGAAATGTTGTGGATACGAACTAAAAACAGTATGCGTAGTTACTGACCAAGTATTCTGCGAATACTGTGAGAAAGTATGGGGTCATGTAGATGACATGGTCTAACACAAACAAACGATTTAGAAAACAAATAGATAAATTGTTAAATCTTGTATGCGAACTATGTGGTGTTGCATACATTACAGACTTTACATTAGTAAAATATTGTAATGATTGTATTGATAGATTAACAGTAGAAATGGATGACATAGATGAGTAAACAAAAAATTGACATAAGTAAAATAAATATATTTAATAGTCCTAAATACATGAAAGTATGGGCAAAACAATTTGATAAAGCATGTGGTAGTGATACGTTTAACGTACCACCTGACATGAATACATTAAGATTCTTAATGGATAAATTTGTTATAGATTATAACTATCATTTGGAACAATTAGAGGAGGAATAATGGCACAAAGAGATAGAGTTGAAGAACTAACACACGCACTTAAAGTAATATCTGATACGTTATCATTACTTGATAGCAGAATTACACAAAACACTACGTTGATTGCAACTATAGCTGGTATAGATATACAAACTATGCGTGAAGAAATGGCTAATAAGGAAGAAGAATGACTGTAAAACACCATAATAAATTGTTTAATTGGTACTTAGATGAACCTATATTAGATGATTTAGATGAAGAATTAGAGGAGGAATAATGGTTTATAATACAAAGTTTCAAGCATTTCCTAATGCAAAAGAAAGACATGCCTTAACACCTAACGAAGCTAACTATAAGTTTAGATTATGGTCAGCTAATAAAGAGAAACTTGCAAGTGAAGCAAATACATTTGGAGGTCGTAGGTTATTAGGTGTAACAGATAAGAATAGACCTATATGGTTATCATTTCATATTGACAGAGAAACTCTTGATATAAGTATGAAGTTATCTCACGATATGGACACGATAAGAAAAAGTAAGTTATGTCCTAGAGGCATAAGACTAGCTACTGGTGAACAGCTGTATAACTTAGAACATGCTATGAGGCCAGCACTTAAGACTGACCATGGAGAGGTAACACAACGTACATTAGATTACATAGAACAAGTTATGATTATGTGTGAATCTAGCACCATAGGTAAAGTAAAAACATTCTTTAATAAAAGTGCATGTACCAAATCATTGTTTATGATTATAGCTAATCTTGTTTATCACGGTTCAGTTGAAGCTGATAGATTTAGATGGCGAGATGTAATGGCTACATGGGATATGCCAGCTGGAGAATACCTAACAGTAGATGGGTAATAAATAGTACAGATTATAATTAGTTAAAGTTTTTTAATTATGAAAGGGTCAGATGAAACTATGGACGTTATTTATGAAATCCACCACCGCTACCACCACGTACATTAAATGGGTTAACTACTCCACGTTTAGCTAAAGCAGATGGTCCTGCTTGTTTTTTAACATAATCTTTTGTACTAGGACCTTTACCAGTACCTATGTTTTTAAATATAACAGGTGGTGTTTTAATAGGTCCTGTTTTCCTAAACCAACCAGTACTACCTGTACTAACATTAGATAATCCTCGACTATATCTCATAGCTGCTGATGTAGTAGATGATGTCATTCTTTTAGAAGTAGTACCTTTATTATAAAATGGTTGTTTAGTAACTAATTTAGATTCTTTTGATACAGCTGGTCGTTTACCTAGTCCACTAACAGTAGCACCACTAGACCTTTTATTTATTTTTTTTTGCTGATAAGGTCCATAAACTTGAGGTTTAATTTCCCAAGGATATTGTACAGGTGGCCATTCAGCCATTACTTATTAAGACCTAGTTTTTTAAGTCCCCTATTAAATTGTACAGCTTTATTAAGTTGTGCCTGTCTAGTAACAAATGCTTTGTCTAGTGTTCTGTACGCAGCATCAGTAGGAAAACCTTTTTCAGAACCAAACTGTCCTATAAGTTTACCCATTTCTTTATACAATTTATCTGCGTCCATACTTTTACCTAATGCTTTATCACGTAAAGCCTTATGTTGTTTCATACGCTTTTTAAGTTCTTGTTTACCAAGACCTGCGTATCCTTGACCTACTTTATCGTAATGACCAGGCATTATGGATTTAACTTACTTCCACGATTTTTAAGATTTCTATCTTCCCAAGTTTTTATTGCTGGTTGGATAACATTAGCAGAAAATTTCATCTTATCTACTTGTTGCATTTGTGAAAATTTTTCTAGTTTTCTCGCTGCTTTTTTAGGTAAAGGAACTACATCTCCAGCTTTTGGATTGTAATATGTATACATTTTAGCTACACCTCTACCAGCACCTACAATTTTTGGTGTATTACTATACATTACTTACTCACTGTTGATGGTTTAGATATTTGTTTCTTAGCGTATGTTTTAATTACTGCTAACGCAGCTCCACCACCAGCTAATGCAGCTAACTGTAATGTTTCAGCTTCTACACCTACAAGTGGAGCAACTGTTAATGCACCAATAAACGCTTCGATAAATGTCCAAGCAGTAC